AGCGATGTTGCTGGCATCTTTGCCATCAACGGCCCAGGTCACGCCGGTCAGCGCAACGCACTTGCCAGAGTCGGCGGCGGTTTCAAAGTCGCCAACCAGTTTGCCAGTGTCAGCAGTCACGCGAACGAACACGGAGCCGCCACGGACGGGAGTGCCTTGAGTGCAGACCACGTTGACGTAGCCTTTGACAACAATGCCCTGCACCGATGCGGTGTTGGGCGTGCCGCCAGCGTAGGTTTGCACGAGGTCGCCAGCAATGCTGGGAGCCACGCGAGAGAGAACACCTGCAAAAACTGCAGCAGTGTCGCCAGAGGCGATCTTTTCAAACTTGCCAGAGACGAGTTTGACGGGAGCACCGAAGGCGGTAGGGGCTTGGGCTGCGTTCAGCAGGCCGGATTCAACGATGGTGTCATCAGGACGGGTTACGTCACCGGCAACACCTGCGGGAGCGCGATAAAGGAAGCTGGTCATGGTCTTTCTCCTTAAGATTTGCCGTAACGTGCGGCGTTCAGGGCGTTAATTTTCTCGGGGGTCATTTCACCGGCTTTCATGCTTGGAAGAGAGTCCAGGGAAATCCGCGTGCTGTGCAATTGGCCTCGGCGCGTGGATTTGAGCATCTCAGATGCGGCTACGAAGAGCAGATCCTTGTCAACCGAATCTAATGCCTTACCAGCAAGCAGAGTATTGATGACAGCCTTGCCGTCTTCAGTACCGTAAGCGGCGGTCAGTGACTTGGCCTTCATGTCCTTGGATCTGGCAAGACCGGGGGCCAGAATCTCGGATCGGGCGACGGTCTCAGCGTCGAGGCTGACTTCCATTTCCTCGTCTTCCGCGCCTTCGGCTGCTTCTAGTCCGACTAGTTTTGCCAATGCGGCTTCAATGGTAGCCAGACGCGATTCGAGAGTGGGTGCCTCAGCAGTCGTAGTGCCGCCTTCAGCACGTGCAGGCTTCATGGCTGCCTCCATGGCGGCTAGTCGCTTTTGCAAAGCGTCTAGCATTGCGCCAACATCCTGGTTCTGGGTTTCAAGGTCTTCTTCAGGCATGGCTTCATCAATCGCCTTGCCGAATAGACCCATGAGCTTTTCTTTCATGGTCATAGATTCTCTTTCCTTTTTTGGTGCGTGATCGAAAATGGCACACTCTGAACCGCACCGCCCAGAAGCCACAAGTGCTACGTGATTACCGATAATGCTCTCCTGACGCCCACGTCCAGGAGATTCTTCAATGTACTCAGCTTCGTATCCGCAAGACACCTCACGGAGGAGCTTGCCTTTGACTGCCGAAATTGCCTCTAGGTCAGTGATCAACAGGTCCGCCAACAGTTTATCGGCGTCGTCGCCTTCACCTGGGCGGACATTTTGAACCACACCAACGGCAAGAGCTCGCCAGTTCTCTGGCGTTACAAAGTCGTCAGGGTGGTTGATGGTGACGGGTTTGCCCTCGAACGAGGCAATAGTGGCCGGGTCGTGGATGTCTTCTACCGTGCGGGTGATGACTGTGTGTCCGTTCTTGCCAGCAGTAATCGGGGTCTCGCCCGGTGCATAGAGCAATTCCCCTGTGCGAGTGATGGGAACACCTTCGCAGATGAGGAAGCCCTCGGGCGTCTCACTCAATCGCTCGGACAGACTGGCCACAGAATAGAACCGTCTAGCCGGTTGGTTCCGCAATCCAGTCTGCATTAATTGATCCATTTAGTGGTATCCATGTGTCGGATTATATGCACAAGGCGTGGGAAGTGTATCCTATTCAGGAATTACCGGCTCGGCAAAGCACCGGCAATTCGGAAATTCACCAGGCCCGTGGTTTCCCTCGCCCTCCACGGCGGGTGGGTCGTCGAACCTGAATATCTTACCCCCCATGACCGCGTGGCTTTCTCGAACATCGCCGTCTTCGGCTGTGCGCCATATGTAATGAGTGGCCCCCACATACCCGGCACGGGCCTGAGTCAAGGCGGCATTGGCCTTGGCAATCTCAGTCCGAGCAATCAACGTGGCTCGGCTCTCAGTTACCTCGCCTGACTTCATCAACTCGGCCGCCACCTCATCAGCTCGCTTACCGCCCATCACGGCTTCTTGCGAAAGCTTCTGAGCGCGGAGCCCGGCCTCGATTGGCAAACTCTTGATAAGTTCCACCTGGCGGCGTTGGACAAGCTTCATCACATCGCCAACGGATGTCTCCTCCATAGTTCTCTTGAGCTGAGCTCCGATTCTGGTAGATGAGGACTCCCACGACTTCTTGTTCGTGCGGTTCACATCCTTCAAGAGGTTTGCCACAACGCGCTCAGCCCAAGGGCCCAGAGCATCCGAATAGGCAGCCAGTGCCTCGGCCAGTTTCTTCTGGCTGCGGATGGTGGGTCCATCGATATGGGCATTGATCATGGATCCAATGACCCTAGCCACCTTCCGAAGTTCGACGCCGAACCGACGTTCGACGGCCCTACTGGCTGCGAACTTGCTAACCATTGATCCAAGCCTTCAGACGTTCCACCATTGAGGCGGGCTGGTCAACTTCAACTAACTCACCTTCAACAGGCGCTGGAGGAGGTTCTGTCTTAGACTCCTCGATCTGCACCTCAGTGATGTTGGTAAAGACCCCGGTGGATTCACTGGACTGCTTGAGTTCTTGCAAAGCGGTAGTGTGATCGATGATGCCCTTCTCAAAGGCGGTGGCGATCGTGGTGGTGACTGCCGTGGCGATGTCCGCCCTCTCTTTAGTGCTGGTTTGCCACAACGGCACGAAGTCGAAGTCGAAGTTGTCCGGAGCCGGCGTGCCAAACAGTGACTTGTGCATGACGCGCAACACCTTCATCATGCCATCTCGCAGGCGGGACTCCTGCTGAGCGGCGACGTTGTCGTAATACATGCGCAGGTCCGATTCGCCAGTGCTGTTGAGGCCAGCAGGTGATTGGCCGAATAAACGGACCAGCGGGATGCCCGTAGCCCCGGCAATCTGCTGGCCAAACTGCAAGATCATGTCAGAAAGGCCTGAGAAACTGTAGCTATGGGCGGCAAATGTATCCTCTTTGTCCAATAGAGTCAAGCCCTCACTTGTCTGGAGCATGCGCATGTGGTGGAACATCGAGAGCAGGTTCTCCTCTGCTTTGCCGCCTGCCGCCAACACTTCGCGCAGTTTGTCGATCTGGACGGTGCGCAGGTGCGCCTTCTGGATGAGGTTCGCGGCACCTGAGGTCGCGGCGTCGAAGGACACGAGACGGTCGTACATCCGCTCTATGACAGACTCGCCCCACCACTCCTCAGTCATGGCCTGCATGGCTGGAAGCTGGATGCCGATCTGTCGAATGACTCGGCTGTGGTGAATCTGAAGGTCGCTGACTTGGCCAGTCGCGATATTGCTGATTACGCGGTAGGACTCAGGCAGCCCGTAGTCCACACCCTCGGTCACCATGTTCTGTATGCTTGGTTGCAACTGCCATCTGTCAAAGACCTTCAGGCCGCGAAACTGGTCCTTACCTACAGTGTCGATATTGAGCGGAGTTGATGGGTCCTGCCCATCGATAACAATCATGGCTACCGCCCCGCCATACAAGCGACCCCACTTAATAGTCTCGAGCATCGAGTGCCAAACGCCAAGCCGTGTGAGTTTGGATTGCATCTGCTGAATGGCTTCAGGATCGTCGCTACCTTTAATGTTGATGCCTGACCGGGTCATATCCTCGGCGACCGCATCGACGGCAGCGCCGACAATCCAAGAACCACGGTACATGGCCTCCAATTTCATGCGGTTGCGCGTCAACAGGTCAAAGATGTATGTGCTGTCGGACAGTACGTTCTGGGCTCCCAGACCCATGCGTGCCGTGAGGTTGGCAAATCCGTCCTTGGTCGTGGCTGTCAGCGTGTTGGTTGCCTGTTTTTGTTTATTACGGTTGCTCATATCATTTTCTCCCATAGGGATGCTGCGTTATTGTTGGCAAGAAGATCGTTAATCGCATCCATCATAGGATCAACTTGGTCGTCGTGAAGATGGCTGTCGTCAGCTGTAAACGCTTCGCACTCGACCACAAAATCGTTAGTAAACGGTGCCTCTTCTGGAAGCATAACGTAACCCGACTCGATATAACCAAGCACGTCCAGCAACCTAGTGTATTTGTCTTTATTTCGCTCAATGCCCACAACCGGGATCTGAGCTTGGCTTTTGAGTTTTTGTATCAAGCCGGTTCCGCTCGCCTTATCCTCAACCTTGAGTTGCCTTAACTGTCCCAGCATCGCTGTATCTGCCGCCTTGTGCTTATTCCAGAATGCTACGGCCCGCCGCTCAAGCTCAGGAGCCTCCCACTTTCCACGGATTAGGTCAAGTAAGTAGATCTTCCCATCATCACCCTTACCCCAGCATTCAAATACGCTGAAGTCATTGCGCTCTGCCGTCTTTTGGGCTGTGTCAGCGTAGATAAACCGCTGCTTTATGATGGGCGGCTGTTTGTACTTACCGAAGTGACTTCCTTTGATGATCTCGCCACCAATGATCTGAGGATTCTGCTGATACAGCGCCTCCCAGTTCACCGATGCCATCGTCGCTTTACGCTCAAGCAAGAACTCAAGGCTTTTATGCTCCGGAAATAATGCTTCTCCGGCCTTACGGCGTGGCTCATCCTTGACCGCAATTGCCGGATATGACACTACCCTAATATCCCCGCCCATCGTTGCGCGTAGCCTGCCGATAGGGTCATCAATGTGCCAGCGAGTCAAAATGGCAAGTAATCCCGCCTCCTCGCTGAACCGTGTAAAAAAGTCGTCAGTAAACCAGTCCCACGTCTTTTCACGGATGGCCTGGCTTCCAGCCTCTTCACGTCCTTTAATCGGATCATCGATAACCCCCAGGTCTAGCGACTCACCAGTAATCGAACCTCTGACGGTGGTATTCCGAAAGAATCCAGATCGTCCGGAATATTCGATCATCTCTCTGTTACGAGTGTTCTGGCTGCTAACTGCTACAACTATTTTTGAGTTAATCGAGGTTTCCGGGAATGTCCTTTTATACCGCTCAGAGTCGAATATCCTCTGGCACGCAAGGTTGGCACGCACACCCAATCTTTCTGAAAATGAGGTGTAGATTGTCTTTAGGTCAGGATTCCGTCCCGCCGCCCACGTAATAAATTCGACAATCATTAGCGATTTGCCGTGTTGCGGAGGGGCCTCGATAACCAACTTCGGCCTCCGCCCTGCGAACAAGTCGTCAGCAAATCTTTGAAGCTCAGCAGCCATTTCTCGCTGCCACCACCCCACCTTCATCTTTGGGTTCATGTACTGACGGTACGCCCAGAACGACTCTCGCGCCTCATATACCGCAAGCTGCTCCAACAGAGCCACATCGTCAATTCGCATTAGGCCCTCATAACTGAGGTTGGCAGCCCCCTCCTTGCCAGTTCTTCAATCAGCTCATCTTTCGACAAAACCCTACTGCCACCCTCATCTTCAGGCAAGTCGGCAACTGGGGAGGCACTCTTAGCCATCATCCCCAATGCCAAAGCACTTGAATCGTTCGCCAGCTTAGTAAGCACGCTAACTCCCTTCAAGGCATCTACATTCTCCAGCGGAGCGGTATCATCCACTTTGTTCACTTCAGGAAACCGAGCGCGATGCGGCGAACCTGTACGCAAAACAGGTGGCGCACTGGATTGGTAAATACGATGAGATTTTGGATTTTGGAGCAACAGTTAACTCAACAAATTGAACTGCC